TTGAATTGACTGCTATTGAGCCTCCTTTATGGGGTGCTATTCTTGCAGGGTATTTGCGTAAACTTGGTTATGGTGTTGGAATGGTTGATCTTGAAATTGATCCATTACCCGATAGAATCAATGCTCCACTTGTTATGATTTCTGTTTCTGGACATAATCCATCAGCATCTACAATTTATATGGATGAGACTATTAGACTTGCAGATGTAATCAAGCAACAAAACCCAGAAGTGAAGATAATAGTACATGGTATACATCCTTCTGCACTTCCTGCTCAAACTGTAATAGAACCAAATATTGATTTTGTGTGTCAAGGTGAGGGATTTGAAACTTTGCCTGCTCTTATCAATATGTTACGAGAGGAAGGAGAAATAGGAAGTCTTCCTGGTCTATGGTACAATCCAAAAGGTGTATTTCGTATAATAGGTCCAAATCCACCGCCTCTATTAGACTTGTCCTTACTACCAATGCCGGCATGGGACCTTCTTCCTATGGCTAAATATCGTGATCATAACTGGCATTGTTTTGATGACATTCAAAACAGATCTCCTTATGTTGCAATTTATACGTCTCTTGGTTGTTGCTATAACTGCTCTTTTTGTAACACCAATGCTCTGTTTGGAAAGGCAAGAATTAGATATCGTCCTGTACCTGCTGTTATAGATGAAATTGATTTCCTTGTTAAAAATTATGGTATTAGAAATATCAAGATTGCAGATGAGTTATTCTGTTTGAAGGAAGATCGTGTTGTTGCTATCTGTGATCAAATCATAGAACGTGGTTATGATTTGAATATGTGGGCGTATGCTCGTATTGATACTATCACATTGTTAATGTTGGAAAAGATGAAACAAGCGGGATTCAATCTTGTAAGTTATGGAATTGAGTCTGGTAGCAAACGTGTGTTACAACAGACACGTAAACAGTATAACCCTAATTTGGTATTAGATGTAATTCAAATAACAAGAGATGCTGGTCTAATCCCACAAGGGAATTTTATTTTTGGTCTGCCGGAAGATGATTTTGATAGTATGCAACAGACATTAGAAATGGTGTTTGAAACTGAAACAGAGTGGCCTAACTTCTATGTAGCAATGGCATATCCTGGGTCAAGGCTGTACACTGAAACAGATCCTTCTGTATTGCCTGTTAAGTGGTCTGGGTACTCTCAATACTCTTATGACTGCCAACCTTTGCCCACTAAATATTTAACACCTGGAGAGGTCTTAGCTTTCAGAGATTATGCTTTTCATGCTTATTTTGAAAATCCAAGATACTTAGATATGATGCAAGATAAGTTTGGTTCCGATATTGTCAACCATATTAAAGATATGACTAAAATTAAACTGAAAAGGAAATTATTGGGGGATTAAAAATGAAAATAAATTGGCCTTTGATGGATAATAATATTATTCAAGATGACTTGGATGTTGTTATTGATTTTTTGAAAGGAACTCCGAGATTAACTCAAGGTGCCCAAGTCGCTGCTTTTGAAGAAGAATGGTCAGAGTGGCTTGGTGTTAAATACAGCGTATTTGTGAATTCAGGTGCTTCAGCCAACTTTATCACAATGCACATCTTACGAGCCTCTGGTATAGCAGGCAAAGCACTCGTTCCTACATTGGCTTGGGTATCTGATATTGCTTCTACTCTTTCTGCTGGGTTTGACCCTGTATTTATTGATATTGACCCTAAGACTTTGGGTATGGATACAGAACAGATTATTCCCAAATTAGACGAACAGACAAAGGTTATTTTTTTGACTCATGTACAAGGGTTTAATGCAATTCCAAGTTGGACTTTGCTTGGGGCATTGAATGAAAAAAAAGTCATTTTACTTGAAGACTGTTGCGAATCATATGGTGCTACTTTTAGAGGAAACAAAATTGGAACTTTTGGCCTAATTTCTAATTTCTCTTTTTACTATGCCCACCATATGAGTACAATTGAAGGCGGTATGATTTGTACTGATAATCAAGGTGTTTACGATATTGCAAGAATGTTGCGTTCTCACGGAATGTCTCGTGAGGCCACTACAGATGCTTCTATTCGTGTTGACTTAGAAGAAATGTATAAAGACTCACTTACACCAGATTTCATTTTTGGGTATCCATCATTTAATTTTAGGAATACTGAAATTGGCGCTGTGATAGGAAGAAATCAACTAAAACGATTAGATGAAAATAACTCCAAACGGGTACATAATTTTGATGTGTTTTTGAACTGCATCGATTCAGCTAAATATAAAACTGATTTTGAAGTAGAGGGTAATTGCAATTATGCCTTCCCATTAATTCTGAAAAAACCAGATACTGCTTTTAGAGATCGACTTGAAATCGCTATGAAAGATGCAAATATCGAGTTTCGTAGAGGTAGTTCTGGTGGTGGTAATCAGTTAAGACAACCCTATCTAAGTAATATTGATTGGAATCCAAAAGACTATCCAAATGTTGAGCATGTCCACTTTTTTGGTTACTATATTGGAAACTACCCAACATTAACAGATAATAGAATTATGGAGTTGTGTAAGTTCCTGAATGAAGTTGACTGATTATATCCTTTTTTATTTGTGCTATTATATTTTGCGTGTCAAATACAATAGTTGTATCCTGTACGATAGGGATAATACATTCCATAACACGTTCTTCTAATATTTTACATCTAAGCCTCATTGTATCTTGGTGTGTACGAATGTCATTTTGTGGATACATTGTAGGTAGTTTCAATTCATAAACAGGAGTATACTGTTTACGTATCTCCCCTATAGTTGCGTGTTCAAACGCATCTACTGCAAATTGTTCAACCCAGTTCAAAAGAACCCCACATTGATTTAGACAGCTATCAAGCGTTGCCATTTTAAGTGCTGTGGCACGTTCAGCATGGTCTGTTTCCTCTATGAGAGAACATACTGCATGATAAAAATATAATTGATTGCGTGCATGATAAACCCAAATTGAAACAGGATTTGGAGGCAAGTCTTCTATTTTAGATGATGTACTGTGATATCTGTAATAGAATGTTTCATAATCTACAAAAGATGCTCTGCGTTTATTTAAAAAGAATTTTGCCATCCACAAATTATCAACATTAACTAGTATTGATTCACATGGCCATAGTGTGTGATACACCTCTTTTCTAAATAATCCAAATATAAAAGGAAGGGTTTTTCTATTATGGATAGCTTTACAAAAGTTTTCATAGTAGTGCCTTGAATTGTATACACCATCTTTATTTATGATAAGTTCCTGCCCAACCTGATTATTTGCATTAATATATGTGCCATTAGTATACACCATATCAATATCTTTATTTGTTTTTAACTCATCAAACAACACTTGAATATAATGATAATTTAAAAGATCGTAGGCGCTTACTACCATGATAAACTCACCTCTTGCTAATGAGATGAGTTTATCAATAGCCCCCTCTGTTGACCTTTGTTGAGTATCAATATGTACTTTTATCCTACTATCTTGCTGTGCAATAGTTTCACAGACGTTTGCTGTGTTATCTGTAGATTGGTTATCCAAGATTAACAACTCAAAATTTTCATATGTCTGGTGTACTATAGAATCCAGCATTTGTTGCAGAAAGTTTGTCTTTCCTACTGAATTATGTACAGGTAGTAGAATGCTTACTTTTGGCATGATAGTACCCCTACACTTCTTCTGTTGTAGGTTCAGATCTTTGCTTTAATTCTATTTCTTGTCTGATATCTTTGGTCGCTCCTGGGTTTGCTTTATCTCCCCCCGAAGAAAAATCATCTATTGATAACACTTCAATTGCATCATAAACAATTAACAGCTTTTCATCTGCCAAGTCAGGCAACATTCGTTTGGCTATCACTTTAGCCATTTCTTTTTTGAAATTGAGTTCAGGTACCAACTTATCTGACATAATAGCATTCTCAAGATTTTGGGATAAATCGTCAATACTAAAATCTTTAGATCTTGATATCCTAATAGCATCAAACCAATCATCTCTACCCTGCCATTTGAGCCAGTATTTAATTATACCCAACTCAGTCTCAGTTAAATTCTCGCTCTTCTTTGACAATACCAAACTTAGTTGTTGGTATTCATACCTTAGTGCCACACCAGATCTTACTTGATCACTTTTCTCATGTGCGTGTATACCGGATAAATGTGCAAGTTGAAAAACCTCGCTGATTTTCTTACTCATCCAACCGAGTATTGCTTCAACAGGTTCAGCCACCTTTGACTCAAGCCAATCTGGTTTAGCAGACTCCCCCAATTCTGGATCAAATTCAAGTATAGCTGTTACACCAGCTTCATTGTTGATCTCTTCTCCTTCTTTAGCCATTGGCCTACGTGCTTGTGGGAATCCAGCAAATTTAATGACTTCTTCCCCATAAGAGATATTCCGTATGATACTTGCTGTAATTCTGGAAATCTCTTTAATATCAGATACACCAATATATGGATCAACAACACTCTTTATATTTTGAAACCAAAGAAAAGGTATCTCCCCTAATGGATTATCTCCTGAGTCTACCAAGATTGGTTCTTCACCACCAAGTACAGTGTTATACGGCTGTCCTGGTTCATTTGCATATTTACTATCACCTGGTTCCGGTTTATAATCAGATGTGTCTTTATGTTTATGTACATTAAATGGGGAAGGTGCTCCTTCAGGCAATGCCCATATTTCCCATTTATCCCGCCACCATAGTAAATACCTATTATCAAAATCCAAGAGTTTTAGATAGGTTAAGGTGGGTCTGTTGGTTATTGGATCTCGTTCATGTTTCCAGTCAAGTATATTTGGTAGTGTAAATAAAGCACAATATGGATATACTCCCTGTGCAATATCATCTTTTAGCACTTCATTTGTGCTATTTGGTTTATCTATTAAAACACCCACTGCTCCATAAATAGCAGCCATCTTCTGTGCCTCATTAAGAAAAACATCAAAATTTGTTCCATACAAATCAGCGTCTTTTAGAAACATTTTCCATAATGCACTACTAGCCAGCGAACCTAAATCTCTTACTGCAGGCTTTTCTGTTAGGTAGAAATTAAATAGATCAATGACTATGCTGGAGTAATTGAAACATATGCCTTCAGCTTGTCTCGCTTTCCAATTACTATCACTTTCTCTGGTGTGCTTCTGCAAACTGTAGTCAATAAAGGGTGTTCCTCCAGAATAGGCCAATCCATAAAACGCCCAATCACGGATGTGCTCATTATGAACTTCGTGCATTTCCTGTAGAGTTGCGATATCCATTTTTATTTCTCCTCTTTTTGTTTAAGATTATATATTTGTTCCTCTAATATAATTAGAAGTGTCTCCATCCAAAATCCAAAGGTTTGTTTATGCTCTTTCATTTTTTGTGTGAACCGTTCTTCAGTTTTCATTTTTCACTTCCAATATAATTTACTTGGGGGCCTACGAACATATCTTGGTTTGTTGGTCCATCTTAAAAAGTGTACCACACTATCTGCTATATCGTCAAATTTATATGATGGCAGTAAACAAAGTTGATCTTTTGCTTCTATAAGCCATGGTGCTCTTTCTGGAAAATGGACTTTTCCTGATTCAAATAATCCAGATACTGAATCTAATCTAACTTCTTTATCTAAATTTTGCGTTGAAACTTCAATAATAGGTAAAGTGGTTGTTCTTTTTAATTCATCTATTATTGGTTGACCAGATGCCCTCCCCTCAATTA